TTATCGTTGTTCCTTTTTATTGGGGACGTATTCAAAAATATCTGATACCTGGCAATTGAGGGCTTCGCATATTTTATCAAGCTGCTCAAACCCGAATCTTGCAGCCATTTCATTGTAAAGATCACTGATCGTTGATGGTCTTATACCTGTAATGCGTGCTAAAGTTGCCTGAGACATTCTTTGTTCTCCCAATTTTTGTGATAATTTTACTCTGATCATTGAGAAAAACCCCTTTAATGCTATTTTAACATTGGCATATTTTTCTCGCTTGATTTTGTTAGATTATCACAATATGTGTTATATTGTAAAATAAAAAAATTAGGCTCATCGGGAATCAATCCGATGAGCTTTTTCGTTTTGCTGGCACCTATATTTTTGTCCCGTCCGCAAATGTGAAGCAAGCTGTAAAAACCGCTCCGAGGGTTTCCGCGATATTTTCAAGTTCAGCAGTCGAAAATTTATCAGTTTTCATCCGCTGATTAAACGCAGAAGGTGACGTTCCTATTTGGCGCGCTAATTCGGCTTCACTCATATTTTTATACGCCAATGCCATTCGGACTTTTTGTGCGTTTGTCACATTATCACCTCTCGCAATTAGTATACAGGATATTCTATATGTTGTCAAACATATTTTGAAATTATTTAGAAAATTCTTTAGATTTTACTTGACATTATAAAGGATTTCCTGTATACTGTAATCACAGTAAAGAAAGGAACGATCAAAAATGATGATTCAGGAATTTGAAAGCCGCACAGGTTTCTATCCCAGCCAAGACCTTTACAACTTCATTGAAGCTGCCTATATGGGAAGCAATCTTGATAAAGACGTCTTCTGCAAGGCGTACAAGGAAAACGACGGCGGGATCGCCGAGAAAATTCAGGGTAAGGTCAACACAACCAACTTTAAGGCAGGTCGCGAGCACACCGCCGAAATCACCCGTCGTGACATCGAGATCGAGCGCTTGAAAAAAGGGCTTGAGCGCGAGCAGGAGTGGAAGCCTTACGAAATGGAACAGAACGTCAAGCAGAGCGATTACGAAAAGCTTGCAAGCAGTGTTCCAAACGGCGCGCACTACATGACGGACGAGGAAGCCAAGGACTGGATTTGTGATGAGTTTGATTTTGACCGCGACAAAATCACCATCATCCACGAAATTGACGAGGAAGAAGTCAACCGCCATCACCAGTGCCGCAAGACTGGCAAAAAGATCGACCGTCGCCCCATCTACTTTGCAACCGACTATCACTATATCAGATTCAACACTTCCCGGTGGTACTACGAGATCTGGAACGACGATCTCCGCCCGTTTTACGACTAACTGAAAACGCCCGCCCCGGAGGTCACGAGGGCAGAAAGCGAGGATAAAATGAAGCACGGCATTATGGAAATTTTGGTCGATGAAATCAATAAAAATCTGCCTGAGGGCGAAAAAGTAGAGCGCCTGCGCAGCGAACCTGAAATGGAATGCGGCGATGGTCGCTGGAGAAAGCTCAACGGCCAATACGCGCCGAAGCAAAAATGACCCGCCTGATGATGGCCAGTTGGCACTGGCCGAAACGTCCGTGCAACCAGCGCGGGGAGCGTCGCGGGAACCCGTCGGCTCAGGGGATAATATGCCGCCCCTTTCATTTATATATTGTTCTTTGATAAATTAATAATTGGAGGCTAAATCTGCATGAGATATAGCTTTGATGTATTCAAAAAAGAGCATTTGCGGGTCGCGTGGCTCTCTGGCAATTATACCGACGCGCAGATCAAGCAGAAGTATTTCTGCGAATACCTCGCGTTCTGTAAAATACACGGTCTCGAAGCCGATGAAAAAATATCATTTGAAACCTGAAAATAAGCAAAAAAACAAGCTCTCCCAGCCGCCGAAGCAGTTGAGAGAGCTTTACTTTACATATTCGCAGATATTATGTAATCTGCTTTACATTGATACCTGTTACACCGCGCCCGTGGTGTCGGACGCGACCGCCCCACTTTCAGAGGACATAGGCTGCACTACAGTCTTTTCAGCTTTTACTGCGGAAAGTGTGGCAATTGCCTGATCAATCTGATCAACCGTTACGGCACCAGCCGTCGGGGAATCACTTACTACCTGGGTATTGCTGGCCATCAAGGAATCACTCACCACGGGGTTGCTACTGGCCGGCAGAGAATTGCTCACCGTTGGGTTGCTGCTGGCCGCCGGAGAATTGCTCACCGTGGGGACACTGCTGACCGCCGGGGCATCGTTCACCGCGGGTGCGCTGCTGGCCACCGGGGAATCACTCACCGCGGGCACACTGCTGGCCGCCGGAGAATCACTCACCGTGGGCGCACTGCTGGCCGCCGGAGAATCACTCGCTGCAGGTGCGCTGCTGGCCACCGGGGAATCACTCACCGTATGCGTCTGAGGCAGCGTAAAGGTTGCGGCTTCCACACAGCCATTGATAATTGTTTCAATCTGAGGGGTAATCGTAACCCCTGCCGCCGTCAGCAGATTCTTAGTAAGCTTAACCGCTTCCGTCTTCCGTGCGTCTGCCGAAATCTGATTGGAAATATAGAGTTGCTCTGCCTGTCTGACGCCCTGATCGGCGAACTCAATGATTGCCTCTGCCGTCGAAATGTACGGCGTATTCGGCGCTATAGCCTTGATGGCGTCGACGGCTTTTCCGGCAACTTCGAGTCCGGAATCCACCTTACTGAGGATTGCATTTGTGTCGATGCCCTTTTTTGTCAGCTTCGGGAAGATAATCCCGCAAACGCCGAAGATGGCGCCCACCGCCGCGACAATGATGCATACGATTTCAACCTGATTCATAAATTTTTCCTTCTTTCTGCCGAAATCACGGCAATTACTTAAATACCACGACTGCGGCCATTATGGCCACGGCCAGCCATTGGAGTACTGTGTTGATAACAGCTTCCCACCGCCGAGCAGGTTTACTTTCCATTTCTACCAGCCGCTGTTCGTGGTTTGCAAGCTGCTTTCGTTGGTCCTCAATTACAACGTCAAGGCGAACCACAATCTGCTTGAGGTCTTCGGTGGTAACTTCCACCTTGTCGAGTCTCTCCTTGTCTCGGGCAAAGCGTTCGTCCATGCGCTTCTGCCGTTCTTCTTCCAACTCATCCACCCGGCTCACCTCACTTAACCCGCGCGATGAACTGCCTCGCCCCACCGTTGATATAGATTCCCGTTTCCTGCCCGGACCGTCCTATTGGCACAATGAAGTAATAATGCTTTTCGCCATCATCATACCGGTGAAGCACAGTTGCGACATCCGCCGTCCCGGCGATGACCTGCGGGGCACCGTTGCAGGTGATTAGGGCCTGATAGGCTGATCCCCGTGCGATTTCGACCGTACCCGACGTGTCACACGAATACGGCGGATTTGCGACCGAGCCACCGAACGCCTTGAAGCACGTGTTCATGTCTACGTTGCCGGAAATTCCCGGCACGTTCCCCGTGCTGCCCGTCTGCTGCATAGCGCAGGACATATCCGGGCCGCCGGAGTAATCTGCCAGCCAGATATTCCATGCCGCCAGCGTCGCGGCGGAAAAGACATTCCGGCGGTAATCGTTATTGGTGTAGAGTGCTGTGCCCCATCCGTCCGCTTTTGCCGCGCCAAGGAAGGCGTTGACTATGCTGTTGATCAAATCATTCGACGGCGCCGCGCCGTGCAGCTTCCGATAATACCGCACGCTGTCATATTCGTAATCCGATGCAACAAATAGGATTTTCCCGCGGTATGGCAGGATAATTTGCCTGCAGGCGGCCCATTCCTTGGATGCATCTGCCATACTGTCAGCATAGCTGAACCAATAGATGGCTACTTTCAGCCCTGCGGCCAGCGCACCTTTGACATTGTTCAGAAACTGCGTATCGCGCTGGGATATGTCATTGCCATATCCGGCGCGAATCACAACCCCGGTAATGCCGGATGCCTTGACTTTCGCCCAGTCGATTACTCCGTTATGTGCAGAAACGTCAATCCATTTCTCAGTCATGGAAATATCCCGCCTTTCCGAGCACATCGCGTTCCTCTGCGATTTCGGCCGCACAAGCTCGCTGAATTCCTTCTACAGTCGAAATGTCAATGCCTTCCGCCTCGGCAATCTGCATAGGATTTTCGCCATATGCAAGAGCTTTGATGATCTCCATTTTTCTTTGTTCCGACATAAAAATGCCTCCAATTTCTCATCCGTATTTTGAGTAGCATAAAAAGCTGTTTGTTACAATGCTGGTCACCCCCTAAATGGCATGAAAAAAGCTCCGCGCCCGAAGGCACAGAGCTGAATAATATATAAAATCAATTTTCTGGCGGATCCTTTCGTACAAGCACGAAATCATCCAGTATTTTACACCGGAGCCTGTAGCTGTTACAGTGCTGCATCAGGCCCATGTAGCTGTTCAGGGTTTCATTCGCCTTTTCCAGCGGGAGCAGCCCTCTCGAATACTGACCTTTGACGTACTTCAGGCGCCGTTTCATTTTCAGGGCGGTGCTTTTACGAAGCTTGATGTGGTCCGCCCAAACTTTAAATCCGCAAAAGTCGATTCCCAGCGTCACCGGTCGGATCGCCGTTTTGTTATTGAGATTCAGCCGCAGTTGTTCATTTAAGAATTGTTCCACCAGTTCTTTATAACGATGGAGCTTTTCCTTGCTGTCGCTCAGGATTAACATATCGTCCATGTACCGCATATAGAAATGGATTCTGAGTTTCCGCTTGCAGAATTGGTCAACCTCATTCATATAGATGTTGGCCAGCATCTGGCTGGTCAGATTCCCAATTGGCATCCCGACATCGTAAAGCCTCGGTGCGTTGCCGACGTCAATATAACCCAGCGGAAGACCGAAAGCTGTATCCTCGCTTTCGATGATCGTCCGAAGCAGCCACATCAGGCGGCCGTCTGAAATTTTACGCGACAGGATCTTCAGAATTGCTTCATGCGATACCCTGTAGAAGAATTTTGACACATCCATCTTAAGAAAATAGTACTTTCCCGTTCGGCTTCCGGCTAACCGGAGCCAATATTGGAGCCGCTGTACTGCGGCATGAGCGCCGCGACCGGGAATGCAAGCGTAGCTGTCAGTGATATAGCTTCTGGCGAACACCGGATTGACCACACGATAAATCGCCCATTGAACGACTCGATCCCTGAAAGGTAGCGCCATGATCAACCGCTTTTTAGGTTCGTAGACATAAAACTCATGATATCTCCCTACTTTATAAGTCTGGAAAATCAACTCATTTTGAAGTTGAATCAAATTTTCTTCGAGATTTGCAGTGAAAGCGAGGACCTGTTCCCGGTACCTTTTACACTTTCGTGCCGAAAGGTATGCCTGATACAGGTTTTCAAAATCGTATATTTGTTCATACAGATTCCGAATCGTTTTCACTGCGCACCTCAAAAAGTTTGTGCTTTGCGGTTTTCGTTGATCTACTCGCGGCATACACAAATAAATTTATTTTTTGCCTTTCGGCATGGAAGCAGACCCCTTTATTCTCTCTGTACTGACCGTAGGCCCATGAGCCTGCGATATCTGACCACAAGAGTAAAGCAGCGCGGAAACCGATGTTCGTGCTCGAATTCGTGCGGACATTATCCAAGTTCAGATAGAACGAACCGGCATAGGAATCGTTGCTCCAGTTGCCGCCACGCAGGGCCTATCGGCCTGCTCCCATTGTCCTGACAGATTTAAGCCACCCGCCAAGGATCCTTCCAATTTCCGTTACCATCCCTGCCCAAATTTCATATTTTTTATTTGGAAGGAATTTAAGGTCATGGGAAAGTCGGATGTAATATTTCAGGATAGTGACATCAACATCGAGTTCCTGCAGCGTTGTCTTTTTGTAATATTTTTTTGATGCTTCGACTTCATGCTCCAGAATGCGATGCATACACTTTTTGATATCAGCCACCAATGCGAATTTTTCAGATTTTGGATATTGAGCCAGCGCCCCATAAGCATATTGCATCATATCGTATGTCTTGTTCAGCAATATCAATTCCTGAATTTCTTACACCCTCTTTGCTTTGTTACATTGTAACACTTCCTTTTATTTCTTGCTTATAATTGTTATATTGTAACAATATACGTTATTCTTTGATTTTCACCCGGCTATCGCCGGGTGAACAGAATACAGTTTTCCAGTGTTCAGACTTCAAAAGCAGCGCGGAAACCGACGTTCGTGCCCGAACTCGTGCGGACATCATCCAAGTACAGATAGAACGAACCGGCATAGGAACCGTGGCTCCAGTGGCCGCCACGCAGGGCCATATATTCTGTGTTGACAGCCGTGCCAGCATACTGATAATCCTGCCCGAATTCGTCTCTACCCGCGGTACTTGTTGCTCCCGCTACAGCGTGGTTTGCCACTTTCGGATCGGTATTCAGTTCTGTCACATAGTTATTTGCAATTGTAAATTGGATGCCTGTGTCCGCTTCATCTACAAATAAATATCCTGCTCCGCTGGAACCTACTTTCAACTTTAGTCCGGAAGTCCATTCCCATACGTTACCGTTGAGGTCATAGACCCCATTGATTCTCCCCGTATGAGTGGTAAGATTCTGCCCTATCTTCCAGCCTGATTTTACTCCTGTACCGGTAAGTGCGCGGCCTGATAACGTCGGATCAGCAGTAAACGTAATGCTTGCATCGTCATTGTCCTTCAAAGAGTTATTATTTCCAAACGGTTCCCAGTGGTTATTGCCAAATACGTCTGGTCCAAGAAGCTGCGCATATACAGCCAATGATACCCACTCATCATCCCGAATAAGTCGGGTGGAAATGTCCTTCCCATTCGTAGCATCGGTTTTTGCCGACGCTGTTACAGCGTCATCGTATGCAATTCCGCCCCATGGAACTACACCTTGATTTGATATTGCGACTCCGCTGCTGCCCTGTGAAGAGGCTGTAGCGTCAGCTTTCGACATCTGATATTTCGCCGCATAGAAAGGGTGAAACATAACAACGTTATAATCAGTGCCTTCGGTACCGGTCGGGCGGCTTTTTACAAAAAAGCCCTTCGGCCTGCTGGAATATCCACAGCTTGAAGGATTTATGAGCTGGTATGCGCGAAAGCCAGGTTGATATACCCATGTATTCGCTCCAAGAACAAAATCATGAACTTCTAATGCAGAGTCGCAGAATTCAACCTGTGTCCCATCAGCATATCCGCTCGTTGGAGCTGGCGGAAAAATGGAAATTGGTACTTTATTTGCAGAAGCCGTACCACCTGCTGCAACCAAATGATAATTTCCGCCGATTTTAATCATTGCTGATTTATTAATATTTCCAGTAAGTGCCCCGCCCGTGCAGTATACCGTTGCGCTTTGGCTTCCAGCAGCTACGCTCTCCACAACAAGCCCCTGCATTGTTGATAGCGTATTTGATACATCTTTCCAGTGCTTCCGCTGCCAAAGGCTTGCAAAAACTTCTATGCCATCACTGTTCTGCGAAAAATTATCAGCTGGAGGCTCCGGCTGAACCTGTTTTTTCTGCCCCATTATAATCATGAATTAATCACCGCCCTTAAAACTAAGATATTACCTTTTTCATCAGCTGAGCAAACCCAGTAGTTTTGCCTATTCGGGAACTTTTCCAGTGTGTCTGTACTTTCCTCCGCTGAAACGAATACATAACCAGACGGAGTAAGATATACCGTCCCGCTTTTTAATTCGAACTCGGCTGTTGGCAGTTGATATGCAACGTTGCATACATTAACACTGGCCGATGGCAACTTTAATTTACCATCGGCCAGTTCCGGCGTTATATCCCAAGCGATGTCAGGATAGGTGCCTGTTACTGTGCTTATCATATGGCTTTCCCCCTTATACTCTGTAATACTTTACTGCGGTCAAGCAAAAAGCCCCGCTGTGCGTATCCGACACATTCGATCCAACACGTTTAATCATTATTCTTAGGGTATGACTGCTTCCCGTCGGAATTGCTGATGCAGGAACCGTATTGGAAAATGTCAGCGTATGGACCGCTGTATCTGATGGGGCGTCAATCAATTCCGCTGTGAGCCATGTGAAATCAGCCCCGTCGAAGCTGTATCCAAGTTGCAGATTGATCTGCTTACCACTTTGTGCAGCATCCATGTAATATTCCAGTGAGACAGGAATGTCCGCACGCTGCGCCCAATCCGTTTCCATGAGCAACTTCCGGTCTGCCTTTGCTACAAAAGATGCGGCCGGTATTCCGCTTGCATTGCTGACCTGATCCGGTGCCGTATCAGTGTCTGCATTGAATCCATAGACGGAAAATTTCTGCGGGACTTGCGCGTCCACATAAGACTTTGGTGCCAAGATGATATTCATATGTATTCCTCCTACAATAAATTTTGAGCAACAAATTCGAGTTTCCCGCTGATATTTTGCAAGGTAATAATTCCGGTCCCCGTCCCATCATCCGTACAAATCACTTCACCATTTTCATTAAATTTGACGGGTAATTCCATGTCAGCTGTTGCATTGTTATCTACCAATCCGACAGGAACGGTCGATCCACTTCCAACTTTACTTTTGTTTACGGCAACAGAACCATCACCATTCAATTTAAAGTCTTCTGACAACTTCACCGCCCCCAAAATTTCTTCATTTGCTTTCGGCAATTCGTCAGATGGAACTAATCCATTGACAAGGTTTGCTTTGCCGTTCCATGCACTGCGCTCATCTGCAGTAATATGGGCTACAGCATTTGATATGTGTGAATTTAGAGTCTTCACTATGGTCGATGCAAGATTAGGATCGTTATTCAGTGCTTCTGCTATTTTATTTAAGGTATTAAGATCCGTTGGAGCGTCATCCACAATAGTTCTGATGGCCGCCATAACAAAAGCTGTTGTAGAAACTTGGCCAGTATCAGTACCATTTACTGCCGTCGGAGCGGACGGAATTCCCGTGAAAGCCGGAGAATCAATTGGTGCCTTCGATGTGTCAGAGGGATGTGTATGGTCAGTTCTCGCATACCGTTTAGAGAGACCCGCAGATGCTACTCCATCCATCACAGGGTTTGTATCCCCTGCTTGCCCTATAACATATGCGGTTGTGGCGATTTGCTGAGTATTAGTATCCTTCTCTGCCGTTGGAGCTGTTGGAATTCCTGTTAGATTTGTGTCTTTGAGAGGTGCCTTATTTGCCAAATCGTCATCGTGCTTTTTGAGTGCAGCATCAATGACAGAATTGTCATCAACAAAGTCTTGCCTTTTCGGGTATTCATTTCCGCCCCATTGATTCAGCCCGTAATTTGCTGTCTTATTCGCACTTGGCATTTACATCACTCCTTATATTGCTCAAACTGGTTCCAAGTTAAATTTTTCTTATCCCATTCATCCCATTGGTGCTTATATGTATCGAATTCATCCCATGTAATATAAGTAAAAGTATATGTAACCGCCAAATGAGCAGGTTTGATTTCCTCTATGGCCGCTTTTAAGTCATCCAAGTTAGGTGGTATACCCCGCACACCTACAAATTTAACATCAAAGCTGTAATTGCTTGGATTTTCTGTTATGTCAACTTCCCCATTTTCGTAACTTTCAGCAACATTCTGGATTAAATTGACGGTAACAGTACTTGCGCCTCTCATTTTTGATTTTACAACGCTGCGCCGATATTCCGTCTCTTTCGATTCATTAATTTGAATGCCAAAGAATTTTTCCCAGTATTTTAATCCCCATGTGGCCGTGTCTATAAAGCACTGGCTGATAATGTCCAATACGTCGGCATTTAATCTATCAAGTTCTTCACCTTGGACATTGTAAACAGCTTGGAATGTCTTGCTTTGGATAATAAATGGTGGAACATAGGATTTTAAAACATCTGCTGTACTCAATTCAACGTCACCGCCCCCAGCACCGGTACCTGCTCATCACCGACTAATATATTTGAATCCCCCCCATTCACTGTAAGGCCATTGTAATCGGTAACACCCTCACTGCTTAAAACTGCGTTTCCAATTTGAGCAAAGGAAACATAATTTTGAACGAACGCGATTCCCTGAAGATATGCCGTAATTTTCGCCTTGATGTTTGAGGTGATCTGATCGGCCGTATAAGCTGAATTTTTCAGAATCGTCGCGATGATATTGATACTCAATCCAGTTGCCGCCTCATAGGTTACCGTCGCGCCGATCGGCCGTACACTTTCGGTATATGTTTTTACCGCTTGGACGAGGTTGTCACTGGCCGGCTGTTTATTTGAATCTATCAGGCAAACCTTAACCGTGCCATTCCCATTCCATAGAGGGAAAATTCTAACTCCGCCGATGCCGGAAATAGACAATGCCCACAGCTTATAATCGTTTTTATTTCCACTGGTGGACGGTGTCTGAACTTTTACGAGAAGTCTCGCCAGCAGAGCGTCATCAATTTCCACATCTGTGCCGCCTGTAGCCGCCGTGGTATTGGTTACGCTGGTCAAACCTGAGACCTGAACCGGGAATTGATTGATTGTTCCTTCAACGACGTTATATGATGTACCCACGTCTGCCGCTGTTGCGACCGCTGTTCCTATTCCATTGGTGACAGTAATGTCGGCCATATACTGAAGTCCTGCGGCCGTCTGGACCGTCACGCCATTATACGTTCCATCCGTCCCCGTTACCCTAATGGTTACAGTCGCTTTCGTTCCGGCTTTTCTGGTGATACCGAATTCTGCCGCTCTCTGCTCCAACTCATCTGAGTACCCGTTTTCCGCTGCGCTCTGCGCAAATACCTTCTTTAAGGCTTCATCAAGGTGTGCTTCCTGCTGCGCAATTTCCAAACTTGTGGGGGAAAGTGCGTCATAAACGAATGTGCCCTCCGATGCATCAACATCAGAAGGCACATTTCCAATCATCCGGTCTAAAATATTCGCTTCATCTTCACTATACACTCATTACGACCTCCCCCTGATCTGTCGATACGGTAAAATCGATACTCAATTTACTCCCGTCAAAAACGACGGACACGTTCGATATGCTCTTGATATGCGGGTTGATCAGCAAAGTATCGTTCAAATATCGCTGGGCTTCACTTTTGAGCACTTCAGGGCCATACTTCTGGCCAATAAGATCCTCAAATTCCTGACCGTAATTCCAAGTATAGGCCAGATAACGGTACCGTTGGGTTCGAAGTGCTTTGAGAATCCAGATTTTAAGTGCTTCAATGCCTTCGACAATAACCGGCTTCCCGTTTGAAAGAACAAAATCATTTTTGTCAAAGTCCCACAGGTATTCCTTCTGGACTGATGTTTCTGCTGATGTCGAAGCGTCTGCAGGAGTTGCATCTATAAATGGAAATATACTTTCAGCCACCTGCATGCACCACCTTACACAGGACCACATAGGTCTGCCGATCCGCTGTCGGCAAAACTGCAACCATATCCCCTGCCCTTAATGCACCGTCAAGCGTTATCTGCGTCGCAGCACTAATATCACTAATTTCAGCTTCTCTTTGATATCCTGACAAAAGAAAATCCGAGATCAGTATGTTATCATTATCGATTTGCAGGTCACCCATTTTCAATACCATTGAAGGTGGCGGCGAAATGATCGTCCCCAGGCGGATTGTCGGCGGGTTGTCCCTCGATCCCTGCCGGCGCATTATTGCAAGAGTAGCGTTATATGGATTATTCACTTTCATTGCTTATATCCGCCTTCCTCAAGAAGGGTCAGCAAGCTATTCCCGCTGCTCTTTGTGGATTTTTTCTTTGCGCTTGTACTTTTTTGCGAAGGTGTTTTGGCTTTTGGCTTATTTTCTTTTATGACTAACTGTTTCATGGCCTTCGCATCCATAACATCCCGCAAATTAATCGTTAATTGCATCGTATAATGGCCATCCTGCCAAGTATGCTGATCTGTGTCAATATAGAACAGGCCGGTGAGTCCTGAATAAGGCTCCCGGATGAAAACTGCGCGTCCCGTTATGCAGTCTGTATTGCCTGTTGCAGTAATGGAAGAAGTCTGTTCAATACCTTTTAACATGCTTTGTGCTGTGGCAGTTGGGTCTTTCCCGCTTTCCTTTTTATAAGAATCCTGCAGGATGCCATAGCTTCTTATCCAGTCGGCATTTTGAACAATCCCAGCTTGGTCACCGTTTTCATCATAGATGCGTACGCGATTTATCATGTTTTCGATGCTCTCGGAATATGTACTCTCACTTATATTCAGATCATCTGACAATAGATAATTCGCGGCAACGCTGCCTTTTTGAATTACATCCAGAGCGCCTTTATCCATTTGAGGCATATACATTCTCCCATTTTGATTACCGGCTCCTGTATACGCCTGCATGATGATGTCATAAATAGTCTGTGAGTCAGCAATGAAGCTCAAAGCAATACCGGTCTCCTCCAAATCACCGACCGGTATGCCAAAATCGTCCGCTACTTTGCTGGTTATCGCTTCGGGAGTCATTCCCTTGAAATTATAGGTTCCCTTGCTTTTTATCAGGTAGATCAGGCCATCATAAGCGGTGAGTTTCAGCTCGCTGCTTGTACTTGATTTTTCTCGGGAAAAAACGTAGCCTCTGAAAAGTTCATTTCCGCTGTCACCGAGTAGAACAAGCATGCTGCCGGTCGCCACATTTACAGCCGGTAAAGAATGATCAGTAGGTGACGCCGCAATGCTTACTTCCAGTTTCCGCGCCGCCTGCTGATAATCTCCAGACCAGACTATGGATGTTACGAGCTGGGTAATGTCTTTGTTTGTCGAAATAATTTTCATGCTATATCACCAGCTTTTGCCCCGGGTAAATCAAATTTGGATTTCTGATATGATTTTTTGAAGCAATAGAAGGATAATTAGTGCCGCTTCCTGTATATCTCCTTGCAATTGCCCAAAGGGTATCTCCTCTTTTGACTACATAAACTGTTGGCGATGATTTCGTCGGCCTTGCGGCGGCAGCGTAGCTTCTGCTTGACGGTTGCGCCGCAACGAATGTCACAGTTGGAATACTGACGAATCTGTATTCCTTTAATTCCAACGTAAAATACACATCGCCGGTGCCGTCTTGCTCCCCGTATTCAAAGCTCTCAATAGATGCAGCCATATTGACATCTGTTTGAGTAATGATCAGCCTGATCGGGTCCCCACTTTGCCGCCATTTTTCAATCAGCTTTACGCAGTCATACGGCGCAGGGAACCCTGTATATTGGCAAAAGTAATATTTTTGAGCAGGGAAAAATGTCTCGAGGGTTATCGCCGCGAGTTTACCTTTTCCAATCATGTTCAATTCCCCGGCAGTCGTGATGATGACTGTGGTATTGTTATTTCCCTTCGATATTTTGAAACTTGGAGGTGCTACAGGCAACTGCAGGCTTTCTTTTTTGTCATTAGAAAATAACCAGTATTCCATTGAATCACCCTCTTATGCCATATTGGCTTCAGCCGCTAAGAGCTTTTTTACAATCATTGTCGCTATTTTGTCGCAATCATCCTCAGATCGTACATAATTTCCAGTAACGTAAATCTTATAGGTGTTTCCAGTCTTTCTCGAAAGGATTTGATTGGTTTTATCCGCCGGAATCACCTTTGATCCGTTTGGAAGATCAACCAGTTCGCCTCCTCGTTCGTTGATGACTGCCGGGCCACCTTTAAAATAGCTCGTGCCGGTTTCAAAGTGCGGTATCTGCGGGATGTCGAATCCGAATGTCTTCCCGCCTATCAGAGGCACCCAGCTCGGCACCGAGATTTTAAGTTTGTTCAGGCCGCCAATCAGAAGGTCAAGGCCGGAAATAATGAGATTCACAAAGCCTTTGAATCCGCTCGCAATGGCATTGAAGGTCCCGATCCAGAAATCGCGGAACGGCTTGCATTTGTTCCAAAGAATAACGAAAGCAGCCACGAGGGCCAGCACCAGAGCAATTACAACGCCGATCGGATTCGCGTTCATCGCGGCATTTAGTAACCACTGGGCGGCCGCTGCGGCCTTCGCCGCCACAGAAGAAGCAATCATCGCCGCTTTTTGAGCGACCCATGCCGCTGATGTTGCAGCGATCGAAGCGACTGCTTTCCACCCCTGCGCCGCATACTGAGCGATTGCCACGATCAGTTTTCCGGTCATCGTCGCCGCTGTTCTCACGCTTTCAATGCCGGTCTTGACGATTCCTGCAACAAAGCTTCCGATGATTTTGGGAGCTGCGAGAGCCGCCTGAACGCCTGATTTCACGACGCTCGCAACGAAACTCGCGGCGAGTTTTGCCCCTGAAATCACTGCCTGTGCACCGGTTTTCATGATGCTGCCTACAAAGGTAACGGCAATTTTTCCTCCTGCTACAGCGGCCTGAATTCCAGTTTTAATCAAGGCAGGTCCGAAGACCGCTCCCAGCACAATGGCAACGGTTTTAATCGTGCCTTGGTTTTTCTCCAACATATTTCTGAAATCGTTGAATTTGCCTTTTACCGCTTGTATGGCGCCACCGATCTGACTTAAGCAGTTGTCCTTAAAGGTATTCAAGTTTCCGATTAAGCCTTGTACACCCTTTTTTACGTTTTCAATGAACGCATTAATCTGCGGCCAGTATTTGATTACAAGGACAATGGCTGCCGAAATTGCAACTATGGCAAGTACCACCATGTGTCCCGGGCTGAGAATGAATTGCATTATTCCGCCGGCTTCTTTAATTGCTTTAGCAAGGCGCCCAAAATTCATTACGAGGCCGCCTATGCCATTTCTTCCTGTCAATCCCCCAATAACTTTCAGTACTGGTCCTGCTGCGGCTGCAATTCCAACCAGCTTTAAGGCCATTTCCTGTTGCTTTGGAGTCAACTTTGAAAGCCAGTCGGCAAACTCTTTGATTTTTCCTACCATCTTTACGATTGTTGGTTCTATTTTTTCCGCCGCTGTCAAAAGGCTATTGGCAGCAGGTTCGAGTGCAACCTGCATTTGGTGTCCTAATATTTTTAGCCTTTCCATTGGAGTTAACGTGGCTGCAGCGGCTTTGCTGATCGTGTCTGGGCTGCTTTTCAGGGTTTTGAGCAAACTGTCCAGATCCAAATGACCTTCGCGAATGGCCGCTGCCATATCGGGACCCGCCTTGGCACCGAAATATTGCAGGGCGAGAGCATTTGCCTTCCCGGCAGTACCGGCATTTTTGATCTGCTTGATCATTACATCAAACGCTTGGACCGGATTTTTTACACCGGCTTTTGCCATCTTTCCAAGAGAAATTCTTAATGATCCTACAACAAGGTCTGTGTTCACGCCCTCTTTTTCAAATTTGCCAAGCATAGCCGCTGAAGTTTGCCAATCAAAGCCCATCTGTCGAAGTGGCGAACCGAATTGTGCCATCTTCTGCTGCAGCACATCAAGGCCAACGCCTGTTTGCTGATGGACCTTGTATGTATAATCCAGAACCTTTGCGTAATCCTGCTGCTTTACTCCGGCATCTTGAAGCATCCTCGATGACGATTGAATAACCGTAGCCAGATCGGTACCGGTTAGTTTAGTGAGCCTTAAAACCTGCTTGGAAATATCCTGCAATGGCTGTCCGGAAAGATTTAGGCGCTGACTTAGCCCTGTGATGGCTTCGCTGGTCTCATCCATGCTTGTGGGTACCGAGCTGTACACAGATTTAAAATCATTCATGAGACCATTGAGGGCCGTTCCTGTTTTTCCAGTACCCGCGCGGATCTTATCTTCAGCTTCTTCAAAACTTGATGCAAGTTTCAAAAGGCCCGCTCCCGCAGCGAGAATCGGTACTGTAACGCCCTTTGTAAGCGCATTGCCAATTCCGCTTATGCTTTTCCCGGTATTTTGTATCTGCTTACCTGTCCGCTGTGCTTGTTTTGCAGACAATTCCATGCTTTTTGTTGCTTTGTTCATCGTAACCGTGAAATTGTCCTTAAGTGTTAAAATTGCATCAATTACCTTTGCCATTTTGTTTCACCACCTAAAAATGGGTATAAAAAAGCACCCTCATTTCTGAGGATGCAAATATTCAAAATATTTACTTGTTTTTGATTTCATTTAGCAACTTTATTATCATCCAGTTTTGCTCGATTAAGACCTTAAGTAGATCAATTTTAGCCGCATCTTCAGGCTTACTTGATATGGCGACCATTCCTGTCCCCATAAGCCCATATAGAATAGAATGTACTTCTTTTTTGTCTTCTTCGCTTAGATCTTTCAAATTATACTGGCTCATCTGAATATCCAGTCTTTTGAGTTTATCTTCTTCTTTTTCCTCTTTATTTTTGAAAAAGGCCATACGGACACCCGCTTTCAATTTATTTATGCCTATTATAGCATAAAGAAAAATTATTTACAGATGTCCGTTCGCCTCATCCACTTCTTTTTGTCGGTCTGCCATTTCCTTAGTGATAAATTCCCGGATAATCCGTTTTTCTCCGGCCTTTCGCCAGTAATAGTCGCTTGGAAAAATATGATGATAACGGAAGAGGAGATACATAATCTGTACCTCCCCATCATCATTTATCAGTTTTTTATTTCGTCTTCGTCCTGCTCATATCCGTTGAGCTCAACAATGGCGGTGTAAAGATCGTCCACTTCGCCGCTCAGCAGCAGCTTGTTGACCAGATCCTTTGGGGTCGCACACTGGAAATGCTCAAGGAGTTCCTTCGACTTGAAAATTGAAGGGCAGCCTTCAATAATCGTCAGGGTCTTCATTTTGCCGAGGTTGATTCTCTTGATGTCGCCCTTGCGGATCTCGTAGGCATTTTCCTGAATTTCCGTGTACTTTTCCGGGCTGATTGCGATGCACTGGAACTCGATCTCCTCGCCAATCTTAGCGGGTTTTATTTTGACCGCCTTTTCAGGCATGGTCAATTTCCCCGCATCAATTTTAAGGAGCTTATCAACTGCGTTCATTGAAGTTCTTCCTTTCGTTTTGGTATTTTTTGATAACGACCGCGATATCGTCTTTCAAATCCTTTGGGCATCTCTCATCCTTCAAGATTTTATTGACTACCCGCAGCAGGCTTTTGCAAAAGTCCAGATCCTTAAAACTTACCTCTAATTTTGCCATGTCAACACCTCATACACAGTCCTGAATATCCCAGTCGCTGAACGTAAACGGAATGGACTCTTCTCCATTCTTCTTTGCTTCCCAGTTCGCAAGCGCGATTTCATCAAAGGTGGCATCTTTGATGACAACGCGCTCCGGGCCGAGTGCATCAGGATCATCCAGCTTCGAGATAATAGTGACCGATGTCTGCTTACCGGCCTTGATGTTGTCGTTTGTGAGCTTCAGGAAGAAGCTGGTTACCTTATTGAGCTTGATAGTCCCTTTGCCTTCATAGCCGGTTACCTTGTATCCTTTTGAAAGCTTCCGGGTCATGTTGACATCCGCTTTGGTCAACGTAACTTTTGCTTCGAAAGCGGTAACTTCAGCCAGATATTCACCGTTGATCCACACTTCGCCCCAGGTACCGTTCATTACCTGTTCCGGATTGTAACTATCCAATTAAACCATCCCCTTACATATAAAGATTCAGGGTAATATCTTCCATGGCATCCAGTGGCTTGATATTACCAGTCAGGAAAACCCCTGCGCCTGTATTGGCTTCCTTAAGCTCCTGATCTTTCATGGAACTTGTGTCTATGCTCTTCGCCTGCAGATACGCCTTATTAGCCGCTGTGTCGACTCCAATGGAGTTTGTTTCGTATGAATCGAGCAGTTTGCTGCTCACCAGCGACGTAAGATAAGCGTTGATCGCGGTAATCAAAATGACCTTGTTGTCGTAGTTGTTGGCATATTTGCCGATGTAACTGTCATTGGCTGTTTTCGTGATATCCGAGTAGATCTGATCCAAAATATCAACGATTTTGATTTTTTGAAAATCGGAGCCTTTATCTTCAGTCAGGGTTGTCAGACTGTTGACCGCGCGAGCAATTTTCACTTTTTCTCCGTCGTTATACAGAATCAGAGAGCCATTGTTGATCAGAGTATCAAGTTCCGCTTTCGTGTGATGTGGTACATCATCGACCTCTGCAAGCGGTGCAAAGGTTGCCGCCATATAAAGTGGCGTTCCCGCGAGCATACCTGCAATGCGGCTGCAATACTGCGCCGCTGTGTATGTATTCGTGCCAACCACGATATTATCAGTTGCGAAGTTGATGATACCTTCATGGTCACCCGCAGTATTCGGCAGCACGGCTTTGAATTTAAGCCCTTTGCTGTCTCTGCATGACTTAACCCAGGATGCAAACGCCGTAGTATCTGCAGCAACAATGGACGGCACTGCCAGATAATCGAATTTGATCGTTTCAAGATAGCTCTGTGCCGCTGCATAGTCTGTTGCATCAGTAGCAATAACGTATGCGATGACTTTTTCTGGCGGATTGATATAGCCCTTCCATGCCCTTGTGATTTCCGCCATATTGTCCGCTGTCAGCTCTGCTGCCGGGATATCTGCGGTGCTTGACATTACGATCGGATTTGTCGACGGCACTTTATCTTTTAAGATCAGTGCCACAATTCCGCGCTCGCCGCGCTGGATTGTTGTCGCTCCGACCGATTTGAAAATAATTTCAATATTCGGTAAGCCCATAGTTTTATACCTCCCTCAGGTTTACGTTTTCAAATTTACGTTCACAGAAGACGCTGGCTCTTCTGTGTTCCTCTGCCTTCCGGTACTATCAAAATAATCGATGTCAAAGCTGACCTGAAGAATGTCGAGGTTGTCTCCTGTGTAACCCGAACGAATATTCTTCGGATGCAAGGTTCTGCTCCCTACCGAAAGGTTAAGCTTGAAAAGATCTTTCAGGGTGTCATACATTTTGATGTTTTCAAGGTCGCTGTATCCTTTGTCCTGCTGTAGCTCCTGAAAATACGTAATGATCACGGTCAGCTTATTGCTCGTGAAGTTCTGTGTCTCAGCATCGGAACCATTTGGCAGCAGTTCGACAAAAAAACATGGACGATCGAAGCCGTCCGTAATTTCTCTGCCATAAACCTCAAAGCTGGTTTTATTGGTGAGTCGTTGGTCAACGCTGCTTTTGATATCAGTGAGCGAAATCACTTTCCCAACCCCTCTGTGAATTTATCAAGCCATTTTTCAACATCTTCCGGCATTTCTTCCTCATACTCTTTCGAGCTGTTTTCGACCATATGAACGCCCGGGGCAAATCCACGCTCGCGGCCATCTTTATCAACAATGCGGTGTCCTCGTTCCACAAGGTGAAAATGAGGACTTGAGCTGTTAAATTCAAGATATAGCGTGCTTCCGGCCTGCTTTGTCGAACTCAGATGATAGCTTTTTTTGAGCTTGTATTTGTCGTTTTTTGCCTTGCCTTCCGGTGTCTTTTCGATGACCTTCTTTTTGAATTTGTTTCCCAGTTTCCTCAGTTCAGCTTCCGCAGCGTCTGGATACCGTTTCCTGATTTCTTGGATTTGAGCAGAGTATTCATCAAGCCCATGAAATTCAATACCGTCGCTCATGGCTTTACCTTTTCGATGCATTCGATATCTATGAACGTATTGCCTTCTTCCAAATTCAGGATACCGATAATCTTAAAAGTGCGAGAGCCGTACCTGATTAGCATGCTTTCGTTGATGTCCGAACGATACCGCGTCGTAATCTTATAAACCAGCTGCGGTTTTGACTTCTGGTCATCGAGATATTCGCCGCCCTTAAGTGTCAAAGGTTTGACCGGGCTGATTTTGGCAAATGTGGTCAAATAGTCCTGCGGCGTTTGCACTACTTCTTTTACTTCATTTGTGGTTTTAACCAGTTTTTGAAACGTTATTTTCCGATTTAGTGAATTTGCGTTCAGCTTTTTCATGTTGAAATCATTTCCAGAGCCTTCGCATGAAGCTGGACTATTTTCTGGTTATAAACAGCAGGAATGTCAGTTCCATCGTAAAGGCTTATGAGAAGAAGGGAAGCTGCCAGCTTTGCCGTAGGATCTGCTTGATCATCCTGCGCCCAATCGTGTCCAGTCTCGGTTTTTATGCTGTCATCAACGGCCGAAAGCAGTAATTCAAGGTTTGCAATATCGTCCGCCGATGCTGCACGCAAAGCTTCAACCGCTTCATCCGCTTTCAAAATATGCTTTGGTTCTGTGACTTCTGCCATTTAGGACTCCCCCTTTAAGAGGATGGCCGCCCCACTTGGGGCGGCAAAATTAACAAATTTCAATTACGCAGACGGTGCCTTCGAGAGTTTGACAAACGCAGCAGACAGTGCAGGCTTTGCATCGAGGTACATGGTGCCGCGGTAAACTCTGGAAGTTGTCATGAACCCTGCCGAATCGTTTGCTTCAATCGTCGGATTCTGATTGATGTTGCAGTAGTAATAATCGGGGTTCATCAGCAGGATAGTGTCATCCGGCATATAGTAATCGACGACGATCGGGAAACCGAGCGGATTGTTGATCAGGCCCGTGATCGGATTCTGCGTGAAGAGAGGCTGCTTTGTTGTCGATTTGATTTTGTAGATAGCTGCTTCCATCTCAGCATTCATAACCCATGCCGCTTTGGAGCGATACAGGCCGAGCAGCTTCTTTGCGTTGACAAGGTCATCATAATCGACGGCTGCCGTAGCCAACCATGTGGCAGAGTTTGAGGCATCCCAGGTTACACCCTTAAGAATACCGGTCGGCTGATTTACGCCAGTCCCGTTCAGGAACGCATTTTCCACAGCAATAGCAAGCTGATCGGACACCGCTGAAACGACATATGTTTCAAAGGCATCAATTGCCATCAGCAGCATCTGGCCTTTCACCTTTGCAAATTTGGACAGGGCGTAGGCGCTCAGTGCAACCTGAGAAAGTGTGTCATCCTGATCGCTGCCCGGTGCCTCATCGCTCCACTCGGCCGCTGTCTCTGCGTTTGCAACAGGAAGGACAACATTGCCGGGGATGAAAGTTTTATTGACCAGATTGAACAGTGCCGAAGTCTGCTGCATCCGCTTGATGATCATATCGTATGTGGTAGTCGGCACGGCGGCGCCCCCGGAGTTTGCTGCTGTCGTCAGCGCGCGTTTTTCAACATCGGAAAGAGATGCCGAACGGCCCTGCAGATATTTCAGATATGCGGTTCTGTATTCCGGTGTACCAAACAGAGCTGATCTCATTTCTGCTTTTTCCTGATCGGTCGTCACGGGCATAGACAGTACGGCATCAATACCGCGCTGCTCCCCGTCAGGTGCCGTCGACCCGCTGCTGATTCCGTACGTGCCAAGGACGTTTACGCTGCCCTGCGGCAGAGGAGCTGCTCCCCTGCCTTCGGGAATTGTGGGTGCTGCAGGAGCGGCAGGTTCCGTCGGCGCTGTCTGAGACGGTGTAGGATCATCCGGGCAAGCAGCAATCATGCTCCGGAGTTCCGCAATCTGTCCGTTCAGTACCTCGAGCTCAGCGTTGATGCTGCGGAGCTCAACGGCGTCCTGCGAAGTTTTATTCTTTTCAAGCAGACCTGCTTTTCTCGCTTCGAGACCATCAAGCATTTTTTTCAGTTTCGATTTCATTTTCCATCAGCCTTTCGATAAAATTTCGTTTTTGAGTCTTAGAACTTCGATTTCATTGCTACGCTGCTCGTTTGGAAGCTCACCAGCTTTTGCCCGGACACTCTCCAGCGTCTTTTGAGCACTCTCCAGTGCAGATTGGCTACGAGCATTTATGTCAGTGCCGTCATAGGCCGGCATTGAAACCGCACTTACCTCATATACCTTCGCAATATCCGTAATGGTCCGCGACGGCATATCCGAATCAAGACCAGTCCATTCATCGTTGCGAACTGCAAAAATGAGGGACATACCTGTAATGTCCCCGCGCTGGACAGAACTCCATAGCGCTTTCGCATCGGGGTTATTATCCGTATCGAGTAATGACCGAATGGCAAGCCCCTGATTATCAACCGAAAGCTGAAGCGTTGAATTTGCGTTATTGTTCCGGCTGCGGGCAAGCGGGAGGCTATCAAGGTCATGGTTCACATCAAACAGCACATCCGTAAAATCCGTATTGTCAAACGCTCCGCGGGCGATTGTTTCATTCCAGCATCCGCAGATATTTGTGGTCTGGCCGAATACCGCTGCATGACCTTCCAGAGTCTTTCCCTCTTGATTTGTCGCCAAATCCGGCATAGAAAAAGCCCGCATTTCATGCGAGCCAGTTTGTGGTATTTTATTGCTTTTTGACATTTTGATTACCTCCATCATCAGATTGATTTGCACGAGCGCGTGCCAACTGATAAAGATCCATAAGAGCCGCATTGATGTAATTCAAGCTTGCCATTCTCACGTCACCGCCTTCATAAGGCTCAAGGCCAAATAGGGCAAGCAACTGATTATTTGTCAGAGCACCGCGATTTCCAAGACCATCTACAATAGCGAGCTTGTTTTTTACGTCCATCAGTTCCAGCTTATGCTGATAAAAAACAATTTCGTTATTATATGCCTGTTCGGTTGTGGAAAATAGAACGCTCGTGAACGCCTGGCCCATTGCGACTACAATAGGCTCCAGCGTTTTATTATAGAAAGCCTGATACTGATCATCCGTGAAATCGCCATTCAGGATCGGCAGGGAAACTCCAAACCAGCGAAGAATCTTATTTTCGATAAATGTAAGCGTGGCACTGTCGACTGTTTTGGGATCAATCTGGAATGGTGTGAATTCTCCCTTGAAGTCCTGAACCAAAATTCCGCTTCCGTCAGTAGCCTGCTTAAGAAAATTCTCTTTTTCTTTTCCCTGCTTCTTATCATCCAGCGTGGTATTCAGTTTTAAGACACCCCGCGCTCCCAAACTTAACTGAACTGCTTTGGCAGTACCTTGAAGAATTGTATCGCTGATTTGCAGTGTCTGAAGCAGAGCCTTATTATCAGGGGATCCGTTATCTCCGCCGCCCATAACGTCATTTAAGCTATATTTTTTTCGGAGATGTATGACATCTGAGTATGGGAGAGTAAGGTGGGTTCCATTGCGGAACGTGAATCTAACAAATAAGGTCTCCGTGGCATCTATAAGCCATTCGACCTGAATAGGGTCAAGTGGCCAGATTGCCGTATAGTTTCGGCTTGGGTTTCCCCTCGCATCAGTGACGACTTCATAAGCCGGATAAATAAATGTGTTGTAGTTTAAGAATAAGGACCATACCGTTTTTTCGAGTAAATCCCGCGTTGTCATCAGCGGGTTTGGCATGTATTTGAACAGTCGGTTCAAATTGTCGCCTTTCAGACTTACGATATTTCCGCTCTGGTCGTGTCGGACGTGTTCCGGATGCAGTTTTGAACATTCGGTTGCGATGCAGTCAATGCACATCTGTACAACATCAGATGCGTAGATATTTCGGCCATATTGGCTGAAAATCGGCACGGTATTGTTTAAGAAGCGTGCCTGTTGCATTGCTTGCGATTGATTGCCTTTGAATAGGCTGTCCAGTAGCATTCAATCACCGCCTTTCTCCACTGGATTTTGCCTGTTTATTCGCAACAAAAAAGGCAAGTGCAACTAAGCACCCGCCCAAAATGATATACCCTGCCGGCCGGTAAACAAGGAACACGCCAGCCACTATAAACGCCATGCCTGGGAGTAATAAAATGACGTCCAGCCATAAAGCAAGGCGTTTCAGAAATGATTTTTTTTTCATATTGTCACCGCTCGTATTGCCTTTCCTACTTCGACATCATAGGGAAGGTTTGTAAAATCGTATCCGACTAAAAAGTTGAAGCCGTCGCATCCTTTTTCGAGATCGTCAGCCATTAGTCGAAGAGTCTTTATGGTTTGCTCCCTCGGGTTGCACCTTTCTAAAAGGATTGCACCGCATTTTACACAAACTCGCACTCCATCATTGTCCTGCTTGAACGTTGTATTTCCGCAACTCTTGCACTGGCTCATTTTTCTCACCCCACATATTTCAAATACTCTGTTTTATACTGCTGGAAAACAGTTTCGTTCATGACCATCGTTACTCCGCCGTCAATACGTTTTCGCCGATCTCCCTGCACTTTAACCGGCATAATCAATCCTCGTTTATCCATGTCCATCGCCATGTTCTTCAGGCACCACCGGTCGATTGGATTGTCGTTATAAACAATCATTTTGCTTCTGAGGTCGGCTTCCAGCAGATTCATTGGGCTTGACATGACCTCTCTCTTTTGAGGAATTCTGACCATGCAATCATTATCGACATCATCGAAAATTTCCTGCATTTCTTTTACCCAATATTTCGCAAGGGCATTGTCATACGCGATTTTATATGGCCTGATTTTATATTCCTTGACGCACTTAATAAACCATTGCGTGATAAATGAAAAATCATTGTCGTTTCCGGGACAGACCGTGAGGAACTTATCCCGCTGCCATTGCCGGTAATCAACTCCGTCTTCGTGATCATCCAGTTTTGATTCTGGAATAAAATACATCTGCAACATGTATTTATGAGGATCCTTTGGGCGCATGACCATCATGCGAGCCGATGTAAGGTCGGTCGTTTCGGAAAGGTCGACGGCTCCGATCCCGTAGCATCCGCGCAAAATGGTCAAATCAAATGCCGCAGGATTAATATAAATATCTGGTGTCAGCCATGCTGCCGCATTATTTTGCTTAATATTGAAATCCTTCGCAAGCACGAAGGTTCGTGTTTTCATGTTCGTCTTGGCTTCTTCCACCATCTGGCGAAGGAAACTCCACTTTTTTATGGCCCCAAGACCCGGGTTGGATTTTACCCATGACTTCTCATTCTGCCAAATTTCCGATTCACTGTCCTGCGTATAAAGCCATATCAGCCAGCGCGGCCGGCTGAGTTCTCCGCTTAAAACTTTTCGTGCCTCTCGTAATCTATCGTCTAAATATCCTTCATTTGTAAAACCCTCTGTGGTAATTTCTCCATAGATTGGTTCATCCTGTGTGGAAAGGGCCTGCCGGATTGGCATAACCGCTGTGTTGTCCTTCATCTCATGGGCTTCGTCCACAGAGCCCTTCAAAATATTTCTGCCTTCCTTGGCACCTGTCTTTGCAGAAATTTTTCGGATGCTACCGTGATTTCTATAACTGAATTTGCCGGTATGCTTCGGCTTTTTGGGATTTCCAAAAAATATTCCCTTGATATTTTTGCGGGTACATCTGGCCAACGAAGGACTTTCTTCCCGCATCGCGTCGATTGCCTGAAACATGATGTCTGCCTGATCATAGTCATTGCTGGAGCATAGGATTTTGATTCCAACAGGCCCACAAAAAAACTCTGCAAGGTCCTGTGCAGATTCAAGCGGCGTTTTTCCGTTCTTGCGGCCGATCAGCAGCAGATACTCCTGAAAGAGGCGGACACGCCTACCAACCTCTTTATCAAATATCTTAAAGGAATAAAGAGCTTCAATGAACGCCTTTTGAAACAGTTGCAGAATAAACGGTTTCCCGGCAAATGGAGCTTCATAGAATTTGCACTTCGTTTCAATAAACTTGATTCGCTTTTTTGCATCGGCAAGTTCAAACGTCACGGTGCGATCTTCGAAAAGGTCGAGCAGAATGTTGAATTCCTGCTTGAGTTCATGACCTACAATGATCTCTCCGCGCTGGCATTTTCCTATGTATTCCAACAGCCAAGAATGCTCATCTACAGCCGGTGGTCCGGCGTTATATATCCCGGTTTTGAGGTCTATCATTGTATCGCCTCTCAAATTGCCATGTTATTCATCTTCAAATTCTTCGAGGTCATCGTCTTCGTCCAATATATTCTTTGAGAGGATCCCGTTCAGAGTTTTAATAATGACTGCATACGCCGCTGAATTTTGCCGATATTGTCTGGCCGCTTCTACTGGTTTTTGCTGTGCTGGATTGCTCGGATTAACCCTAATCATACCCGTTTTCGTTAACGAGGCACGCAGCACCTTGTTTTCTGCATAAAAATAGGCGGCATCTTTCATGAGGCCATCAACCAATATCCGCTTTGGTTCTTCCACTTCAGCAAAAATGCCTTGGAGCTTTTTCAACTCGGCCGAATACTCGGCCTGTTTGTCAATTTCTTTATCTGGTAAAATTTGATTGTCCATGTTTTCAAAATTCTCCTGGGAATTTCAAAATTTTTGGTGTGTATAAAAATGATGACCACACACCGGTCTCCGGCGCATTTTGTGCGGTAAAGACCCCCGGGGGAGTCTCAGGCTACAAAACGATCGAACCATCGGTCGATGTATCGTGTCCATTCGTCTTTACGACACCGCCTGCTCTCATCCGCTTCGAGACGTGCTATACATTCCTCTCTGCTGGCCTCACACAAGATGATCGTTGCGCCTGTATCGTCTGCGACCTTCTCACGCTTATACTTATCTTCATACCCGCCGATGATCCACGCGCTGTTCCACTTTCCATATCTGGTTTTGATGTTGTCTATTAGCAGATCTCTCACGCCTAAGACATTTGGAAGCAGTCCGTTCGGCTTGTCATATTCAGGTAGGAATGACACCGCCGAATATAGCTTATCCATGTCAATAACTAAATCGCCATGCTGCATATGCTCTAAGACATACGTCGTTTTCCCACTTAATGGCGGACCGTAAATCAGGAAGACACCCTGCATCTTTTGTGAGCAGAACCGCCCATGCCGTTTATTATGGCAGTCGTGACACCGCACTTTGACATTGTCCGGATTCAAAGAAATCATCACATTGTTTACATTCTCCGGCGTAAGTTCAGTCGGGTCATGGTCGAGTTCGATCTCTTTTGAATTGGCTATGATTTTATGACAATCCACGCATACCGGTCCACGCTCTGCAATAATAGACTCACGGAACTTTCGCCAGCGCGTAGAATTGTAAAACGATTTTAAGATATCATACTGCGCCATTACCAATTCCCACTTTCGTCGGATTTCTTTCGACGCTCTAATTCCTGTTTACTCAAATTAAGCTTTTCCTGCTCAATACTGAGTCTTGCCTGTTCTTCGCGGTACTTGATGAGCGTATCGGTTGCCTTAGTAATACGGCCCTGTGTTTTGTCCAACTCGGCTTCCAACTTAATAACCCGGTCGAATGTGCTGGTTGTGATAGTCGTTGTTTTCTCACCATTTGGAGTATGCTCGCGCACCACACCATCCAGAGACAGACCGCCGCGCTCATCTTCAGCTTCTTTTATACGGCGTTTCAGGCGGCGTGCTTTAATAGTCAGGTCGCGGATCTGCTGCAAAAGGATCTGCTTTTCATCCAAGTCCACAGACTCCAAAAGGGCACGCTCATCTTCATCAAGCGTGTCGAAATATATCTTAGAATAAGCACCATGCTTTTCAGCATTTGTATTCCGCCGCGGTGCACCATGACCGCCCCGATTGCCTACCGCATTTTTGTTACCAATTTGGGCGCCCTGTTTTTGGGGGATGTTACTGTTCCCTTTCGGTAACGTTTTCTTTTCCCAACGGTCAAGATTTTTCCACTTCCGAACGAGTGATTCTGAAACACCAAGTTCGGTGGCGATGTCTTTGAGTTTCTTGGTCTTTTTCGATTTTTTCCAAAGCTCATGTGCTTTGTCTCTATTTGGGCTTCTCGGCTTCGGCAAAGTCACCGCCTCTCTTTGTTTGAGTTTGTTTTAAGAATTAAAAGCGGAACTGCTTTGAAAAGCTGTCAAAATCCTGTGTATTTCCGTCCCGAATTAGAGTAATTTTATTATCGCCTGTCGCTTTAAAATATCTGCGAACAATCACGTCACAGAAGAACGGCTCAATCTCCATCATGTAGCAAATTCGGCCGGTCTGTTCACACGCCATTAAAGTCGACCCGCTGCCGCCAAACAGGTCAAGAATCAGATCACCTTTTTTAGAACTGTTCTGGATAGGATAGGCAACCAGCGGAATAGGTTTCATTGTCGGATGTTCCGTGCTGCGCGGCGGCCGATCAAATTTCCAAATGGTTGTTTGACACCGGTCGGAATACCACTTATGCGGCCCAGTAGGTTTCCAGCCATATAGGACTGGTTCGTGCTGCCATTGGTAATCCTGACGCCCCAGCACCAAGGAATTCTTTTCCCATATGCAGCACTGCGTCAACTTAAAGCCTGCCTCGGTAAAGGCCCTACGAAAGTTCATCCCCTCGCTGTCCGCATGGAAAACGTAAATAGCAGCGCCGTCTTTCAGATTTGCAAACATGTTTTGATGAGCTTTCAATAGGAATTCATAGAATTCGTCCTCGCTCATGTTATCATTTTGAATTTTCTTCTTTTCAGCAGCTTTTCCCTCATAGTCGACATTGTAAGGCGGATCAGTTAAGGCAAGGTCCGCTTGCTTTCCGTCCATGAGCTTGGCAACGTCATCCTCGTGGGTGCTGTCTGCGCAAAAAAGTCGATGGTTTCCCAACAGCCATATATCGCCGCTGTGGGTATATGCTGTTTCTTCCGGGTCAATGTCCTCATCGAATCCGTCATCTTCAGCAGACTTTTTCGGTTCCAGTGAATCCAAGATTTTATCAAGCTCATCCTGCCCGAAGGCGGTCAAGCTCAGATCATATCCGGCTTTCTGCAGATCATCCAATTCCGCTGCCAGTGCTTCGAAGTCCCATTGGGAATATTCCGCCGATTTGTTGTCGGCGATACGGTATGCTTTCACCTTCTCAGGCGTCAGATCGTCGGCCATGATACACGGCACTTCGGCCATTCCGAGCTTCGCGGCCGCTTTCAGACGCGTGTGGCCAGCAATAATCACCCCGGAAGAATCCAGAATCAACGGATTCCGAAAGCCGAATTCTTTGACGCTTTCGACAACCTTATCCACAGCATCATCATTGATACGTGGATTGTTTGCATAGGGAATAATCTCTTTGACAGGTTTGTAAATTATTTGCATGGTGGAATCTCCTCGAAAAAATTCCACCTAAAAGCAAATAAGCCCCATGCCGCATTCGGCACAAGGCTTATCTCTCATCCGGGATTTGGGTATTCGTTTGTCTCAAAAAATTCCATTAACATAATAGCACGGATTTCATGAAAAAACTTATCATCTTTTTATCATTCTCAGTATTCCGTGATGCCGTACATGTTAATTGTGAATTTATACAGCGCTTTGCTCTTGATGCGATAGATCTGCGCCTGCTCATATCCCAAGCGTTTTGAAAGCTCTTCGAGGTAATGCTTTCCATGATTTATGTAGAAAAGGTCAAGCACCAGTCGTTCTTCTTTTGTGAGCGATTTCAGCCCACGCTCGATCAGCTTTACGATACGCCGATCTGCCTGATAAAGCAGCTTTAGCCGCTCCCGCTCGACAATGTTGTCCAGCATCGCATCTTCCATGTGGCTCCCGCCACCCTGAACCGGCGTTGAATTGCTGGAAGCGCCCTTTATGGACTCGAAGCGAATTTCCAGCGCCTTCACTTTTTCAGGAATATTTCTCAGGCTTTCCTGCATTGCGGTGTACTTACGGAGATCAGTGATTGCACATTCTGTCCATTTCATTTATTCTCACCTTCTTTTGGCTCTACAGTTTCGATGATTTCAATGTTTTCCGGTTTAAACGATATGCATCCATCCGGCTCATACTCTTTGCTGTCCCATTCTTTACTGAATCGTTCAAAATCATTCTGATAACAGCCCATGAAAGAATCCTGCTCTAAAAAGTAGAAAAACGATTTCAGCTTTTCATCCGCATCCTCATTCCAACCTACCAGCGGATAGCCGCTGTCTTCGTGAAATAATGGTTCAAGTGAAACTAACACTTTCGCACCATCAACAGCCTGATAGGATTTCAGCATATTCTCCATGTCGGCATCGGTAATTTTCCCGACAGACTCTGCTTTAATTTTCTCCGCTGTGATATCTGCAGTATGTAAAATGCACCACGCATATTTTTTATTAGACATTTTTATTTCCTTCCTTCAATCTTCATTTTCGCGGCCTGATTCCATGTTCGAGACAATCCAGCGCGCTCCATACGTCACCGCCTATTACTTCCGGGCGGCGGCGGTGCATGTCCGTTCCTGACATTGTAACCGGAACGCCGATTTCCGCGAGAACCTCGACCATGTTAAGCCGCATAGGATCGAATTTTGAAATAATTGTTGTACCATTTTCGACCTGTTCTTTTGGGACATACATTTTTTTAGCTTCTTGGCCGCTGCCATTTTCGCACTGCCCGATAACGATAAAGCAAAGCCTGTCATCGTCAACATAAAGCAAAAGCGCATCTATTGATTTCCCGGAGTCCTTGCTGGTTAGTACGTAATGCTGCCCCGAAATGAAATATTCCCCGTTGAACTTTGTATCAGGTATCAGCTGCTCCATGATGTTCCTCACTTTCCGGCAAAAAGCCGTTTTCTCTGGCGTAATCCCACAGCTTTCCGCGCGTGGCCTGTCCAATGCCATTCCCCGGCCGGATGCCGGAAAGAAAATCTTCAACCGCCTGCTGCCGGACAGACGAAACGCAAACCTGCGTTTTCGCTCCTTTCAATTCGACTATGTATTGGCAGAGCTGCGCATCCGTCATTTTCCTGATTTCTACGGCCTGCCTGTGTAGTTCAATTTCTTCCGGTGTCCGTCTACAATTACGTTTTTTCATGATTTTGCCTCCCAATTCCAGATCCCGTATTGTAAAGTTAAATGAAAGTTGAGGGCTCGTCAGCCCTTCTGGTACAATGGTTTTGTCACAAAACACTGTACTCCCGAAAGGAGACGAGTCCTCATGGCAAAATCATACCAGATTTGCTGTCCGAAATGCAACAACCATCAAAACTTTTATCGTTATGGCAAAGATAAATACGGGAACCAGAAATATCTTTGCCGTGTATGCGGGTATCAATTTGCACCGGATGCCCATGCTGACAAACCCGGTAAGCCGCGCGTGCGTCCTTATCCGACTTGCCCTGTCTGCGGGAAAGCCATGTTCCTTCATCATGACCACAAGTACTACTCAAACTACCAATGCTGCGACAAGAAGTGCGGCCATTCCATTTTTGTCCCAAAGCCGGCTGCCGTTATGGCACCTTCCATGTCGAAGCTGTCCGGGAAAACCGATTTCAAGCGGATGCGCTATCCTGTGCATGTCATCCTGACGGCATTGTCGATGTTTTATTTGGGTAAGAATTCTTTCCGTAATATTGCTCTGATTCTGCGAGCCGTTATGAATATTCAGGTTTCTCACACTACCGTCAGCAACTGGTGCACGAAATTCGCGCCTTTGTTTCAAAACATCGCGCTTGAACTGATGCCAACGCTCAATTTCAACTCCGACGAATGGCACGCGGACGAAACCGTTGTGAAAATCCGGGGTGTAAAGTATTACCTCTGGCTAATTGTGGACAGTGAAACCCGCTTTGCCCTTGGTTTCCATCTTTCCAGGCACAGGGACAGCCCTCAGGCTTTTTCCCTGCTGAATTCCGTCAAGCATCTCGGCAAGCCCGGAGCCGTCGTTACCGACCGCTACAGCGCTTACAAAGTCCCCGTTAAATCCGTGCTGGGAGTTAAGCATATCCGCGTCCAGAGCTTCCGCGACGACATCACCAACAACCTGATTGAATGCTTTAACAAGCAGTTCAAGGCATGGTACAAAACCAAACAGGGCTTTGCCTCGTTCGATTCCGCTAACAACCTTATCTCGGTTTTTCTCTTCTTTTACAATTTCGTTCGCCCTCATTCTGCTCTTGACGGCCTGACTCCAGCTCAAGTTGCTGGCCTGAACCTTTCCGCCAGAAGCAAACGCAAGCTTTTCCTTGTTGCTTGAAGCAATTGGCTGTTCCCGCTTCTCAATCTTTCATGTTTACTTTACAAAGCCCCAGATCCTTTGTTTGCCTTTCGCGGGTATTGGCTCGGGGAGCATTTTCGCGTTGGCAATTTCCCACGCATACCGTCCCGGTGTCCAATTGCCGAAGAGAAGTTCCTGCTCCGTCGGTTCGTAAATGCCGTGATCAGTTTCGAGCCAACCCGGACTTTCGGATGACAGCCCGCGCCCTCCGTGCAGCACTATCTCATGACAGTCGATGAGGTCAGCAGTGGCAATGACAGCACCGCGGGGAAGTTCCGACAGATATTGTATGATGTCCTTTCCAGTCGAGGCGGTTCCAAATGCTTTTCTGACCGCATTCATAAGTTCTTGCTTTGCTTTAAAATCCGGCGCATAGTCCCATTCTCCGAGAGAAAACACCTGTCTCAGGACGCGATAAATACTGATTTCCGCCGCATGTATTGCGATTGGACCTCTGTATGACGTAGCCCAGCCGCGCGTTTCAAATTTTTTTGCCCCGCAGGCCCACAATGAGGCCCATGGCTGCCAGATAGTTATAGCTTTCATTCTAAGCATCTCCCGTCTACCCACTTTTTCAGGGCATTATAGAGCAGATAATTCAGTAGTTCCGGATCAATTGCTTTTCGCTTGCATTTTTTCTTTACGACCATATGACCGCTGTCAGGATAATAACCAATAACGCCGACATCTTCAGGTACCAACGTCAGGATCTTTTCGCAAATGCTTACCGGTACCGCATAATAATTATCATTGCCATGGAAGTTATGACCGTTCGGGCTTTTGAAATCTGAAACCGTGATTTTCACCTCATAGCAGGTCGTTAATATCCCCAGTTCATAAACATGCTTGTGGTACACGCATCCGGTACATTCTTTGCTCGGGAATTGGTTTCCTGGGATTTTGCAAGGTTGTGGTGGGATAAACCGTGTTGAAGGATGTTCGCTGGAACAATAGCTTTTATTATTTGCGATGTAATCCTCGAACCGAATTACATCAACGAACCCTGTCGGCGTTTGAACCTCATCAGCATAACGGACGGTCCGCATTTTACTGCTGAGTTCCGGCCGGAAGTAATGAAGTCTTTTCTTTATTGCTTTTGTCAGTTCAGTTTCCATCGGCTATCCCTCAAGCATCGGCAGCATAGAGGGTACCGTACCCCGCTCATACGCTTCGGTGATCTGTGGAAGCATGAATTCTCCGACAGTGCGATTATCCGGAAGAACAATATTCGCCATAAACTCCTGTTCAAAGCAGGAAATCCCACATTCAACAGCTTCCAGTTTGGCTTTGATTACCAGCAGAAGCGCCCGCCACCGCTGCCGACAAGCCTGTTCCCAGGCATCATACTGACTTTTTTCTGTACGGTCCCGGCCGGTAGGTGTCAGCCTGAACTCCTCTTTTTTCTGAAGGGGGAGAATGAATTTCACCTGTCGACCCTGCATAGTGAATCCGATCATTGCTTTACCGGCCGCTGTGGCATAAGCGAAATTGTCTGCGCCGTATTTGACTAAAGTCCGCTCGATTTCCAGCCTTGAAATCTCACTGGACACATTTGTGTCCTTTGCGTATATAGGCATTCTTCATCAACTCTCCTCACTGGAATTTTCAGATATTTTGCCAGTTCAATTTCCGCTCTCATGCCTTCGGAAACACGGCTCCCGAAAATCCACAGTTCCCGGCAATAGCGGAGAATCTCTTTTCCCATTCTAAGACCGGCCGTCCGTTCATCCGGATTATCATCTTCCAGTATTCCACTGAACATGACGTGCGGCGCGATTGGGATAAATCCTTTTGAAATCACATAAGAGCAGTAGCCGCGGGCGGCCGCTATGTTTTTCCTCACGTTGCCCCGACACGGGGAACAAACATAAACCAGATAAAGTGGCGCTTCGGGAAGGGGAGCGGCGGCGAGAGCGGCAGCAGTGGCCGCTGTGAAGCCAAATCCGCGGTGTGCTGCGCATTCCGCTATCAGGCCATCAAGCCATGGAACGCAATTCTGCTCGATATGTAGTCGCTGTGCAAATGCAGAACGGTCGTTTCCACAACTGAGCGCATGACTATAATTTTCAATTGAAACCTTTGCTTCAACCAATGGATCTCTCATTTTCGATTTTCCCCCTTTGCTTTTTCATCAAAGAAATTTAATTTTCATTCCATCAAACGGTTTTTCATATTGCCGCAATTCTTCCAGCGTTATGTACTTCCGGCCGTACCGCTGTTTTATCTCTCTCCATTCGGCCCATGGGACTACAAAAAAATACTGCATTCGGATTGAAACAAGAATAAAGCATAGAGCGCCCATCGCCTGATGATCATCAAGGTCTTTCCACTGCTGTTCTGTAACCTCATCTTGGCCAATTCTATCCGTCTGTGTGCTTTTGGCATCGAACACGACCGCACGTCCGCCGTTCAGCGTTCCCTTAAAATCCGGTTGCGCGGCTTTCAGAAAATTTCCCACGAATCGCCCTTGCCCTATGCTTTTGATGATATGAAACGGCTCCGGCGTTTTCTCAATCTTCGCAACCCCAGTCATGCCATAATAACCGCACGACTGTTCGATTAAGCTTTCAAGGTGTAAGCCCTGTGCACGGCTCACCCGGCCCTGCCATTGGCGGCGCGGGTCCGGTCGGCGCTGCTGTGATAAATTAGGCGTTCTTATCATCTTCTCGTTCTCCTTGACTACAAAAATCATCATCATCAAAATCCCGGCGCGGAGGATCATCCAGTATGCACTTGTTATTACAGCATCTGAATTTGTATTCTCCGCAATGCACCACCTGAACAGCATCGACGGTGGGCATGGATTTCAAAAAGCTTCTCATCAATTTCAAAAGCCGCATATTTTTATCAACGGCAGCAATTTCGCGACCCTCTGCTGGCGCCATTGCCAAATTCCAGACATCGTACAGCCTGCGCAGTTCCGCATCGCCGACATCCGCATTAATCAGTTTCACGATTATCACCCTTCCCACGGAATCATACGTTTGTTTTTTTGCTTCCCACATATTGGACAAACATCTACTAAAATCTGACCATTCAATGCCGTCATTCCAAATGGTCCGCATTCTTCAAGGGTTATGAAATAGTGCCTATGAAAGACACGCTTGAAAAGGCTTATTGTGGGAGTAATGAATTTCTTACCATTGGCATCAATTAGCATGGCTATTCTCCTCTTTGCCGGTCAGTGGCGTTTCTTTTTCTTCGAGGCTTTCCGATCCTTCACGGGTTTTGCATACATGGACACCATCGTTGTAAATCGGCGATATGAGCCACCATCATGGCGCTGTTTGCTTTTCACACTCACGCACCTTCTTTCTGCTCATGGCCGCTGTCCTGTGCAAAGTCAAACAGGGTCGGCTGGTTGCATTCCAGTTCGGCTTGCTTGCAATTTAATACCGCCTGCCGGTAATAGCTATCCTTCAGCTCAATCCCGATACCCTTTCGGCCCATCTTTATTGCTTCATGAACTTCCGAGCCGATTCCAGCAAATGGAGAAAAAAGTGTATCACCCGGGTTTGTCCAAAGTTCCAGTGCCCGGTCGATTACGTCGAGTTGCAGCGGGCAGATATGCTTTTCGTCCTTTTCTTCACGCGCCGGTTCCCGATTCAGCGTCCTGGATTGGTTTATATCCATCCAGACCGGGGAAGCATATCGCCGCCATACCTGATGGGAATAAGTAGGGTCTTCGGCTTGAATATGCGAATGCTTGTCACTGATCGCGTCCTGCGATTTCAGTTTAGGCGGGCGTTTCGGCGCGAGCGGCTCATCTTCTCCAATGAAGGATTCAAATCCATTCGGATGTGCCACCGGTTCAGAGTTTTGCCCCGGCTTCCGCATCACGATCAGATAGTCCGGGAGTCCCACCCGGCACATAGCAGAATCCTTCACAACCTGTTTGTGCATTAGACCAAGTGCCTTTGTCCGTGTTGCTTCCGTCAATGGATCCTTCCAGATTGCGATTCTGGAATGGTAAATGAATCCGGCCCCCTCGAAAAGACGGATCAGTTCTCCCGGAAAGTCATGCAATCCGATGAAGCCGTCCCGTTCCTTCATGGCTGGGATGTCCATGCAATGCACCCACATCAAACGACCCGGCATCAAAATCCGGTACAGCTCGGCAACGGCAAACCGAAAATTCCGAATGAATTCATCGTCCGTGCGAGCGTTTCCCATATCACGCTCCGATGCCGAGTAGGTATAGAGCGATGCGAACGGCGGGGAAAAGCCCTCACCATGTATGGAATTCTTCGGAATACCTTTCATGACTTCCACACAGTCTCCGCAATACAGCGCAAAGTTTTTCCCTATGTACTGATCTTTCACTTTCATCATGCTACCTCCAACCATGGCGGCAGGACCATGTCCAGCATTGGATTGTAATCGTCCTGCTGCCGTATCGTCCCGCGCACGTCGGCGCGGAGAATCTCTTTCGTGTATTTCACCATTTCGGCTACCATGTGCTGTGCGTTGGCCTGTTTCCGTTCAAGATTCGCCCTGACGGCGCCTTCTGCGTCACTTACGACGATATCGACATCAACCGGGTTTTTCTGGCCAAACCTATAACAACGGCGGACAGCCTGATAATAAGCCTCGAAGCTATCCGACAGACCGCAGAATATTTCTTTACTGCAGTTCTGCCAGTTCATACCCCACCCGGCTATCTTGGGCTTACTTACCAGCGCCCGGACGGAGCCATCCGCAAATCCCAGCATGACGTCCGCTTTGCGTTCGTCCGAATCGCTCCCGGTTACTTCCACGGCACCCTTGATTGCTTTTGTGAGAGCCGTGCTTTCCTCATTGAGATCGCACCAAATCAGAACCTGCTTATCAGTGGAATTTGCAATTTCCGCGCATTCCTTTACTCGCTGTTCAAGGCTGTTATGTCTGGCGGCGCGGCGCTCATTCAACGTCTGAACCACTGGCGCGAAAAGCATTTCCTGACCGGCGGAATCGAATTTGTGATTGGTCTTTACGATATGCTCTACCAAGTTCAGCGGCGGCAATTTATAGGCGGAGCCATCATATCCAAGATCGGCAGGATTGGATAGTACCACGGCCCACGATGCAATCCAGCGCCAAAAATCATCTTGCGCATGACCTTTCAGCCGCCAGCTCTGCGTGCTGCCGCCATCGTGCACGAAAAATGTTGATAGCATTTCCGACCGGCTCATGACGCCGAGGAATTCCGAATGGTTTCCCAACTCCATGAAATCGTTCGGTGCTGGCGTAGCAGTACAGGCCAGTTTGTAGGGCGTCGCAGAAAACATATCAATGATTTGCTGCTTGATTTTTCCGGAATAAGATTTCAGGATAGAGCTTTCATCGAGCACCACGCCGCCGAATTTCGATGCGTCGAAGTGAGAAAGCATCTCATAATTGGTGATATTTATTTCATTCTTTACATCATCCTGTGATCGGCAAATATTGACCGGATAGCCGAACTTTTTACCTTCTCGCTGTGTTTGCCGAGCAACTGCCAAAGGCGCCGCAATTAAAACCGGCTGATAAGTATGCTCCGAGACCTGTGCGCCCCATTCAAGTTGCTGCGCAGTTTTTCCAAGCCCGCAGTCCTCAAAATAAGCCGACCTGCCCTTCCGGATTCCCCAGCGCTCTATATCCTTCTGCCAGCCGAAGTGACAGCCTCCGATTGGCCTTGGCTCAAATCCGCACGGGCGCGTAATGATCTGTTTTTTCTTCAAAAATTCTTCGTACTCCATTGGCTCATCTCCAATGACTAAGCACAGCCAGCTTTCCGCTGGCCATGCCGATATTATTTTGTCTGTGCCGTCTACACCGCCATCGTTTCCCGAAGCTCCGCCATGCTGTGGCAATGCCTCACGCACAACTCCGGCAGGTTCGCCCGTACCAGCGCCACCGCGAACGGCGGCGGGACAGCATTCCCGCAGCGCGCCACCTGTTCCGACTTCGGGTAAGAGTTGCCCTCGCAGTCCACGTCGATGATGTAATCCGGAGGAAAGCCCTGCGCGGCGAACAGTTCGCGCGGCGTGAGCATCCGGAGACCAATGTCTACAATGATATGGTCAACATTTCCGATTGTCAGGACAAGAATTTCATCGTCTGCAATCCAGTAATCGCAGTAGACGTTCAGCATTTTCCGAATTTCCGGCCAGTGGCCGCAGGGCTGTCCCGGCCGTAGTTTCACCAACTTCAAAATCACCGGTCCGAATCTTGCCTTTGCTGTTATCGTTGCGAGCGGATCAGATATGCGCTGGCCTTCACCTTTTCCGTAGTACTTCGTAAGAAAGGCCCGACTCTCCGCAAAGTGGCATCCCTGTGCAGGAATCGTGTTCAACGGTTCCGCTTCCGTCTGGTTCTCGCAATGGTTGTTGAACTGAACGAGCTGGCTTGTCACGACGGCGTTGTGATCTGCCGCTGTGATGGTATTCAACGGATCGGTCGGCACGTTTCCGCTCCCGTGATAGCCTCCGGCGTAATATTTCGACAGGAACGCCTCTGTGACGGCAAACCTGTTTGAGGCATCCACCGTGCGGAGCTGCTCATTGACCGGCTGCCCCCGGACCTCGCCGTCCTGCGTCTCGCTGTGATACTGGATCAGCGATGGCGCAATCACCGCGACGTCCGCTTTCGCCGTTACCGTGGCCGTCGGCTCATTCACCCCGCGTGGTCGGCTTTGTCCGGCGCGGCCTCCGACACCGACGAGTTCCGGGACGATCAGGCACTGCTCTTGTTTGCTGACGATTGTTCTTACCGGTTCATTTGTGCCATAGGAGCGGTCTTCTGAAAATCCGGTCTGTCCGATGGCCGTCATGTACGGCGTGACCAGCATGTGATGGCCGCCTGTCGTGACTGTTTTCAGCGGTTCGTCCGGCGCAGTTCCGGTGTTGTTCATGGTATTGACGGCGAGGACCGGCGTCGCAACTCCATACCCATGCTTTCCTGTCACTGTCTGGAGCGGGGCGCCCGCCTGCTGTCCCCGAAAAGATTCTCCGCCGTGGTTGCATTGAACGATGAACGGTTGCGGATTTTTCAGCACGAACTTGTCGATTCCGCGGGCGACGCGCTTCATTGTATTCTCCGCAAGTGGCCGAACGGCGTGAACCTGGTATTGTGCCTTAATTTCCGCTGTGCTGTCGAAAATAGATGGGCACGGCAAGCTCCAATTGATGATCTCCGCCGCGGGGCGCCATGGTTTAAGCTTCCCTAACTTAACCGCTTCGCTCTCCGGATCCCCGTGCGTCGGTTCCGGCCAAACAATCGGGCGGCCGTCGCTTCTGGCAATCAGGAAGAACCGTTTGCGGATCGTCGGAGCACCATAATCACACGCATGGAGCACCCGGTATTCCAGCGTGTAGCCCTGATACTGCAAAGCGTGAATGAAGCACCGGAACGTCCGGCCTATCTGGCTTTTGACCGGCTTCCCGTCTTTGTCGAGCGGTCCCCATGTCTGAAACTCTTCGACATTCTCCAGCATGATTACCCGAGGATGCACGGTCGCGGCCCACTTCACTGCGACCCACGCGAGGCCCCTGATTTTCTTGCTGCGTGGTTTCCCGCCCTTGGCTTTGGAAAAATGCTTGCAGTCCGGGGAGAACCATGCCAGAGCGACCGGGTGCCCGTTACAGACCTCGCGCGGATTGACTTTCCAGACGTCCTCTCGGTAATGTCTGGTGTATGGGTGATTCGCGCGGTGCATTAGGACCGCCGCTGGATCGTGATTTATGGCAATATCAACCGGCCGTCCCGTCGCCAACTCCATACCAACGGAAGCGCCGCCGCCACCTGCGAAGTTATCAACAATCAGTTCATCGAAAAGGTTTGTCTGCGTTCGTGTTTTTGCTTTCATCCATTTATTCCTTCTTCCTGACTTTTTTCCGCTCCGGCTGAATCTGAACCATGCTGTAGAATTGCATCGGGTATCCGTTTTTCCCGATCCCGTTGAAAGTTTTTTCCTTTTCGATGTAGTAACCCCAAATTGCCTTTGGCTCTTTCAGCCACCGGTTGTATGGCATTTTTTCATTGTGCGGTTTTGGCTTTCTTAGATTTCTGCTGGAATTATACCGCTTTTTGAACCCTTCTCCGGCTCGGAACGTTTTACTGGTTCGCTTGATGATATAGGCTGCCAGCTTCGCGTATTGCCCTGTATCATCCAGTGGAAAGAATTTGATTCTTCCCCATGGCCATAAGGCGGTAATCTTTTTTGTTTCCATATAATTGATAATCAAGTGAAAATGAATTTTCCGCTGACCTCGCTGGCCTCGCTCCATGGCCGATATGTATTTCAGCTCATTGCCTTCTTTTTTGTAAAGGCCCCGCAAATCCCGCATGAATTTTTCATATGCCTTTTTTGCCTCTTCGGGTGTAGGGTTCCAATCCCCATTGAATCCCAGCACTGCATGAAAATCACCCGGTTCGAAATTCTCATTGGTTTGCAATCGTAAGTTTCGCTCTGCATTTGCCTGATTTACCTTTTCTGCATCTTCCGGTGTAGGGTTGGAATTATCACTTCGAGGGATACCTTTAACTCCCAATCGCGCAGAGTATTTTTTTCTGACTTCCATCACCCTACCCGCTATTACAGTCTCCTTGTAGTAGGGCACTGTTCCACTCCCTTTTTGGTGGAATACCGTCGGCAGGCTAATACTTTTATCAAGCCCTCATGCGGCCCGTCAGGCCGCATGTTATTTGACTTTTTCGGCCCTGCGTGATAAAATAAATTTGAACATTTTTATACTTGCAGGGTTGAATGACGAAGCGTTCGCGGCGCTCCGTCATTCTTCTTTTATGCTATTTTCAAGGTGCATTTAGACTTCAACCTTTTGCGCCGCGGCATCCTTCCGCTCGATTGCAATATTGCCTTTGGAATTTCTGCTGATTTTCGCGGACACCATGTCCGACAGTTTGATGGAAACATTGACCACCTTCCGGTCGTATACGGCTTCCGCCGCCTTCTGCACCAGTTCCATGGTTTCCGGCCGTAAATTGCCGAAAAGGGATTTCAGATTGACATTCACCCGCTGGATGTCCGTCTCCCGCTGCGCAGCCGCCCGGAGCCGATCCTGATAAATCTGCGCATCGACGCAATCACAATGGCGCGTCGCTTGTTCGTTTGCGGCATCCTCTGAATAGCACTCGGCCACACTTTGGGCCTGCCCGCAAAACCGGCACGCGCCATAGGCCAGCGGCCTCGGTATCTCCGGCCGATTATCCGGTGCCGGTGTAAACAGGATCCCCAGCAGTTCATTCTGCGGGATAATGTCCGACGTTTCAGTTCTCAAGAGGTGGGATTCCGCCTCTCTCTGTTTCTGTGCATCAGAGAGCCGAATAATATTTGCTACTTTTTCTGCGGTTTCCGCCGTCTGTTCCAGTTTGTCCTCAATCTGCTTCTGAGTTGGGTGACTACCCTTTTTCAACTTCATCCTTCCTTTCCCCGGCCGCCTCGGCATTGACGGGTCGCATGGCGAATTCTTCCACTACTTTCCTGGTACCTGCTGCCAGCAGTGTCAGTTCAAATTCATACCTTTGTTCATCTGAAAGCACGCTATGTATAGGAATCTCCCGGCTTTGGCAAAACCTGCGGCGCAATGAAGCGATGACCGGATGGTTGATATTGAGCATATAATATTGGCCTGTCTTGGACCGGTCTGGATTTCCGGCACCCTGCGCCAGCAGAACCGACAACTCATGGTTGTCCATCATGCCGGTGTGCCTCTTTTCTCGGGAACCATATTACTCTGATGCTGGAGTACCTCGGAAATCTGACCAGCAATTGCGGAAATGCTTCCTGCACTTCTGCCGCGCAGGTCCACCGCGCCGCCGTGCTCGTTTAATCCGTACTCCCTGATGGCGATTTCGACGGCCGTGTTGTACTCTGCATCCGAAAGTTCCTTCCCGACCTGAAGCTGGACCATATGCCGAAGCATCGCCTGCGCGAAAGCGTCCTGATTGATTTGGCTTGGGTGAGTCTTAAAAGCCAGCCAATCCATATCAGTCACCCCGACCCAACAGCCAATCCACGGAAACGTTGAGGATGTTGGCCAGCGCGGCCAGTTCAAAATCCGCGACGTACCTGATTTGCCCTTCCAGCTTCGATAAACCGGATGCGTTCATATCCACTCCAGCCACCTGCAGTTGGGCAAGCAGTTCTTTCTGCTTCATGCCCTGATTTTTTCGCGCCTGCTCAACGCGTGCGCCGACCATATTCCGATTTCCGAGTGCCTGCTTACGTAACCTCATTTTGATTTCCTTCTTTCCTCTTTTTGGGACTGTTCGTAACGATGTTGGTTATATGTACCGTTGCCCTTGTTCCATTTACATCTGTTTCCACTTGAATTCCATTCAGCCCGAGCTTTGATTCCAGTGGTCTCAGGTTGTATGAATCGATAATATTTTCTTCAATGCAAAAATTCAAAAACAAGCCAAACATCTTAACTGCTTTTTTCTTTTCGCTCTCCTTAACCACTTCCTCATCGGTAATTGCGTCGAGGCAATCCTCGACATCGTAAAGAGTACCTTTGAATCTCTCATCCGGGATGTGCGCCAATCTACTGCCCCCTTTTAATCAGTTCACCGGTATAACGGTCCCTGCCCTCCACTTCGAGCCTGTCCCCAATTTTCCGGCCCATCCTCATTTCAGCCCGCCCGAAAAATCCAGAAACGGCTTCCACGGGATTCTCATATTCCAATTTTGTGGCGTATGTATACCCGCCGCCGTCCTGGGGAGTGCAACCATCGAGGACCGCATACTGCTGTGTTTCATCGTCAAACGCCAGTGCCATGTTCAAGACCCTGCAAAGATAACGCATTGCTATCCCCCTTGATATATTTGGGGCAACATTTCGTTTCCACCGGCATAAACCGCTGTCCCGAGTTGCAACCATTGCATGGTGAGCCATAAATTCCAAGCATGATTTTATCCGGCTTCAGCTTGCAGGTTACCCGGCTCGCGCAAGTTGCGCAAAAGCAACGTGAGCAATCATCACTACCCGGCGGTACTGCGCTATTTGCGCGGCCGAGTTCCAGAATTTTCTTCAAAGAGCGGTCAATGCCTTTGAGTGACGTTGCAATCGATTCTAATTCGCGTTCCTGATAAGTCGTTTTTTACACCTCTTTTCTAATTGTGAAGCATCATTTTTATGTAGCGGCCTTGGTTTCCACTTCCTTTTCTGGAAGGTGCTGCTCGGCAAGTTGCTTTTCATACTGCTCGGCGAACGCCTGCGCCAAAAAGGTTAGGTCAACCGACTCAATGGAAAAAACCGTTTTATAATCCCGTTCCGTAGCACACCACCTCCTTGATTTTGATCGCTACCGCGCGGTATTGCTGTTTTTTCTTTTCCGCTGTAAAATTATGTCGGAAAGGGGATGAGAAACATAGATTCAGTGATTACAGTTGAAATGGGTCAGCGCGTTCGGCACGGAAAATACATGTGCGCGAATTGTGGGCATAAGATTCAAGTTTGTGGTGACGGCGAAAAAATGAAAAGATGCCCCGAATGTAAGTGCACAGTATTTATCAAAATGGATTAAATAACCATCCACTTTCGTTCCCACAATATTTTTCCGAACCACTGACGCCAAGCATGCACTTCGTTATGGTCAAATGTTAAATCTGATTTCTTGATGCACTTATACTCTTCTATATAAGTGCAAGGGAAAAACCAGCAGATGCACCACTCGATTTTCCACCAAATCGGGTGGCACTTCTTTTTGCTATTCATCAGCGCTACCCTCCACAAGATCATATTTTCGTAGTTCATCCAGATTGATGGAGATGACTTGCTCTTCTGGAAGCATTACTAATTTTGCAAGCCCCAATACCGCCGAAAAGTATGCCTTGTGCTTGTTTCCAGCCTCATACCAACTTAGCCACCATGACCGGGACCGCGGAGCTTTCGCAAAATCAACTTTGCGCATCGGCGGTAGAACCAGGTGGTGCGCACGCACCAGATTATAGAGGCGCGTTTTCGATGCTTTGAGTTTCAATTGTCTACCCCCTTGTCCTCGAAGAAACCGGCTTTATAGCCGAATTCCACCATACCGTTGACGATATAGCGCATTTCGGTGCCACTCATATGGGTCATAAGAAAGGTCATTTCGGCTTCCTGATTGCTTTCATTAATCTCCATATTGGCGATGAATCCTTTGTGAACCTCTTTCGTAGTCCCATCAGTGTAATGAATCACAATTTTTTCGATATCTGGAGTTTCGCTCACTATTTTTCACCTGCCCTTCACCACGCCTACGCTACGCCGACTTGCGGTCATCAGCTGTTAGCCCTTTTCAGCCAGCGCCTCTGCCAAAGTGCTGGTAATTTCTCTGCCACAATGACCGCAGTATTTCGGGCGGTCATATGTGCATGCCTGAAGATAATGCTTTTGCCCAATTGGTTCCCCACAATTCGGGCATACAATGAATTCCCGCTCCACAATTGGTTTTCCAGTTTCGGGGCAAACATAAAATTTTTTTATCATTCTTTTTCACCTGCCTTTCACCTTGCCAGCATTAAGCGCTTTTCCGCCCGCTGTCAGTCTCTGGCTTAATTGCATTAAATTCAAAAAGCCATGTCAAATCGTAAGATTTGAAAAAAGTGTTGCGAATAACCAAAGCTTCGATAATGGTAAATCCAATTTGATACTGATTTTTCGGTGATGTCGTTTCACCTTCCAATTTTGCTGTAACTGTGTTGAAATGGATTCCAAGTAAGTTAGCAATGTCAGTTTTGGTAACTTTTTCTTTTGTCATGGCATAATCGAGATTTGGATATAACATTTAATGCACCCCCTAAATCTACCTAATAAGGTATTTGATGTCCATATGATATACCTCGTAAGATAGAAAGTCAACTGAATTTTGATAACAATTTACTGAATTAGGTAGATTTTTCTTTACACCTACAAAATTTTGTGATACAATTTCGGTATTAAGAGGTGGGATTATGACAAAGGAAGAATTTTTAGAAGAATCCATACTCGCCCATAACAAAAGTGTTATGGCCTTTGCAAAAGAGATAGGCGTACCTTACACCACAATAAAAGGTATGCTAACAAGGGGGGTGGATGGTGCCTCTGTTCAGACGGTCATCAAAGTATGCAATGGATTAAATATAGATATTGAAAGTTTAATGACAGAAAAATTTGATGTATTAAAAGGACCCGCCAATTCTCAACAAAATGAAATTAGTTTGAGCGAAAAAGAAATAAAAATGATAAAAAAATACCGCTTACTTGACCAAAGAGGCCAGCAAGCGGTAGATGATACCTTAGGGCGCGAACTTTCATATATTCTAAGGGATAATAATATGGTGGAAATGTCGGAAATCGCATCCGATGCCATCGACACTATTGACAAGATAGCCGAGGCTATGCACAAAAACCAGCACAATACTGTGCTCAAAAAATAATTTTGCCTCTATTTAGGCATGGTGTCCTTTCATGGGTGGTGATTTATAAGACAAAGTAAGTGATTTTATCATAGCATTTAAGAAAATAAATACTGCGATTTGTTATTATATCACATTATCCGTTATAAATTTATATGTCAGTCTGCAAGTATATGAGGTGATTGATTCCTATGGGAAAGCATGAAAAACTGCTGCTGAGTATTCTCAGCGGCACAAAAGACGTGAATATCAGTTTTTCGGACCTTTGCAGTGCTCTGGATGATTTAGGCTTTGTCTGCCGAATAAAAGGTGACCACTTTATTTACACTAAATCTGATGTCGAAGAGATCATCAATATCCAGCCAGTTGGAAACAAAGCAAAGCCTTATCAGGTAAAACAAGTCAGAAACCTTATTCTTAAATACGGGTTAGGAGATGATTTGAATGTTTAAATACGAAATTATTATTTTTTGGAGCGAGCCAGACAATGCCTACATTACCGAAGTGCCTGAACTCCCCGGCTGCATGGCTGATGGTGCCTCAACAAAGGAAGCTCTTGAAAATACGGAACGAGTCATCGCAGAGTGGATTGAAACCGCGAAGGAAATGGGTCGTCCTGTTCCAGAGCCAAAGGGTCGATTAAAATTTGCATGATAAAAAAGCCGCCTGTTTCTGCTGGTAACAGAAGCAAGCGGTTCCATCAACCGAGGGCTGATGTGCAATGAACTTTCGCAGTTATATTGTACCAATTCAGCCCCCATTTTACAAGGGGGACTTTTTATGCAAACAGCCGTAGCTTATGCGAGATACAGTTCGGACAACCAGCGTCAGGAAAGCATTGATGCTCAAGTCCGCGCAATAACCGAATATTGCAAAAAAAATCAGATTCTGCTTATGCGCGTATACAAAGATGAAGCGGTATCAGCAACCACTGACCAGCGTGAAGAATTTCTACAAATGGTTGAAGATGCTAAAAAGGGAAATTTCCAGCTTTGCATTGTACATAAGTTGGATCGCTTTGCCCGAAACCGATATGACAGTGCGTTTTACCGTAGGGAACTTGAAAAATGCGGTGTCAAGGTGGTCTCTGTTCTGGAGCAACTGGATGACAGCCCCGAAAGTATCATACTGGAGAGCGTACTGGAAGGCATGGCTGAATACTATTCCAAAAACCTTGCGAGGGAAGTACGCAAGGGCCTCAATGAAAATGCTCTTGTTGCCAAGCATAACGGCGGCATTGCGCCGCTTGGGTACAATGTCACCGCGGACCATGGGTATGAAATCAATCCTGCCGAAGCACCGGCCGTAAAATTAATTTTTGATATGTATTGCAATGGGTATGGCTATAACCTGATTTGCAAAGAGTTAAATGACCATGGATATAAAACGAAATCCGGCCGGCCATTTGGCAAAGGCAGCATTGCTGATATTCTTCGTAATGAAAAATACATCGGGCGCTACGTCTGGAATAAGCGGCTCTCAAAAAAGTCCGGAAACCGTCAATATAAACCAGACGATCAGATCACCCGGATCGACGGCGCCCTGCCTGCCATTATTTCAAAGAAAACTTGGGACAAGGTACAAAGAATACTCCTGAGTCGGAAGCGCAAACCAAGGCATAATCAAAGTTATTATTATCTGTTGACTGGGAAACTGGAATGTGCAGACTGCGGTTCTGCCTATGTCGGCAGCGGATACGAATACGGTCGAGGCAAAAAGAAAAACTACCAGTACTCCTGCAACGGTCGACTTCGCCACAAATGCGAATGCTCAAACAAGCCTATCCGCTGTGAAGCATTAGAAAAATATGTACTTTCGCAGTTAGGAGCTGTATTTACTGATGATGTCATTCGGGAATTGACTGATAAAATGTCCGGCATTCTAAATAAAAAAGCATCCGCTTCAGCTGAAACTGAAAAAGCGCTTTCTTCCAAAATTTCCTCTATCAATGGCCGAATTTCAAAAACGTGGGATTTATATTATGACAGCCTTCTCCCGAAAGAAGATACTGCAGAGCAAATCCGCGTTTTGACCGAAAAGCAGAAAGACTTAGAAATACAACTCGCCAACGTTTCCGCCAGTGCCAATTCTCCAAGGGTGAGTAAATCCAGTATTACATCCTATCTGCATAAGTGCAAAAAGGAGCTCGGGAGCAATGACCCGAATGTTTTGAGAAGCTTAGTCGACACTTTCGTGGATAAAGTCATCATCTCGAAAGACGATGTAACAACACAAATCCGCATCAGCCCAAGGGCCAATGCGGACAGTGATAAGGTTGGTGGAGATGACGGGAGTCGAACCCGTGTCCGAAGGTAA